ACCAACAGTGTTGACCTAGATGGTGAAGGTGGGTTGGTTTGGATTAAACCAAGAACTTCCGCCAACAACCATAAGTTAGTTGACACTGAAAGAGGTAACACCAAAGAAATAGAAAGTAACACTACCAGTGCTGAAAGTACGAGAACTAACGGAATAACATCTTTCAACTCTAACGGTTTTACGTTAGGTACATCTCCATCGTATAACGATGCCACTCCTGCAACAGACTACGTCTCTTGGACATTCCGCAAGGCTCCAAAGTTCTTTGATGTGGTGACGTATACTGGGACGGGTAGCGCAAGGACTGTAAGTCATAATCTTGGCAGTACGCCGGGCTGTATTATTGTTAAATCTTCAAGCAATATTAGTAATTGGTTGGTCTATCACAGGGGAACAGGAGCGACAAAGGAGTTATATCTACACCTTACAAACGCCGCTTATGATGATAATGTTGGATGGAATGACACAGAGCCTACAGATAGTGTGTTTACAGTAGGAACTTCAGTTTCAACAAATTCTCCCGGAAGGACATACGTAGCCTACCTATTCGCCCACAACGATGGCGATGGTGAATTTGGTGAGGACGCAGATCAGGACATTATTAAGTGTGGGAGTTACACGGGAGGAGCAGGTGGTATAACCAGTGTCGATCTTGGTTTTGAACCACAGTGGGTACTAAGAAAGAAAACTAGCGGAACAGACGACTGGTTGTTGTTAGACGTTATGCGTGGTTTTGCTTCATCCGATGGTGATCCGGCTTTGTTTCCTAATACGTCTGGAGCAGAGTCAGTACCGGGATTTTCCCGTGGGAAACCGACAGCAACAGGTTTTGTAGATGAAAGTGGATCAACAGGCGCATCCTACATCTACATCGCCATCCGCCGTGGTCCGATGAAGACTCCTGAGAGTGGGACTGAGGTGTTTGCTGTTGATGGGCTTGCAGGAGCAACTGCGCCTTCTCCTTGGTTCACATCTGGATTTGTTACAGATATGAGTCTTGTGCGACAAACTGCCTCAACTAGCACTAATTTGCTTGGCAGTAGACTTACTGGCACAGCCTATTTACAAACGGACTCAACAGCATCGGAAGCAACTCAATCAAACCAGAATTGGGATTATATGGATGGAGTGTACGATGCAAATACAAATACTTCGTACCTTGCATGGATGTTCCGCCGTGCGCCCGGCTTCTTTGATGTGGTGGCTTATGAGGGGGATGGAACAGCAGGACGTACTGTAAGTCATAACTTGGGGGCAGTGCCTGAGTTGATGATTGTGAAGCAGAGAACAGGTAGTAACGGATGGCGAGTTTACGTAGGTTCTTTGGGCAATACTAAAGTTATGTATTTAGATGCTACTACATCGGCTCAAATCGGCTCAGAATGGAATGATACTTCGCCAACCGACAGTGTATTTTCAGTTACTTCAGGCGCTTCGGTAAATGGAACAAGCCACGACTACATCGCCTACCTATTCGCAACAGTCCCCGGCGTATCCAAGGTGGGAAGCTACACAGGTACTGATGCAGATCAAACTATTGATTGTGGATTCAGTAATGGTGCTAGATTTATTCTTATTAAGAGAACAGATGCATCAGGAGATTGGTATGTTCTTGACTCAGAGAGAGGATTAACCACAGGTAGCGATCCTTGGCTTGAACTTAATACAACCGATGCTGAATCAACAGGTAACATGATTAATGTACGTGCTTCAGGTTTTGGTGTTTCTTCTGGTGCAGGAACTAATGGAAATAGCACTATTAACATACTTAACGCTGAATACATCTTCCTAGCAATCGCATAAGCTCACAGGAGAATCAACATGAGCGAATACAGAGTAAGAGCAACTGGTGAGGTCAAGAATCAAGGCCAAATCAGGAAAGACAACCCCAACGTATCCCTACCACGAGTGTGGAACGCTAACGTCTGTAACGTCTTGGGCATTGACCCAGTGCTTGCATCACCGAAGCCTGACACCACTGGTGACTACAAGATCGTAGTACGTGATGGTGTAGAGCAAGATGCCAACAACAACTGGGTGTATGCGTGGACAGAGCGTGACATGTTCTCAACCTACACAGACGAGGACGGTGTAACGCACACCAAGGCAGAGCAAGAGCAAGCCTACCAAGCCCGGAAGGACGCTGAAGCGGCTGAGAGTGTACGCACACAACGTGACAGCAAGTTAGCTGAGACAGACTTCTACGGACTGTCAGATGTCACCATGAGTGCTGAGATGACAACCTACCGTCAAGCACTGCGTGACATCACAGACCATGCGAACTTCCCGTATCTGCAAGACGCTGACTGGCCTGTAAAGCCATAAGGACCAAGCATGGCTCGCTCGGTTCCTCCGCAGCCTAGTGGTTCCAAATGGAGCGACTGGGCTACGAGGCTAAACACATACCTGAACATCATCAGGAACAAGCTCCAGTTCCAGGATAGCGATGACAGTCCTTCAGAGGACGGCATCATGCACAGGCCGTGGATAAGGCTCTCGCTAATGGCACACTAGATGCTTTAGTTGCCTATGATGGTGATGGGGATGGCACAACCCCCACTGGCGGTTTTACGGTAGGAGATATACAAAGGTTCGCACAAGACGATTTAGGGGCTTTGGCGTTCTTACCAGGAAGCATTGTTGCACAAAAAATCGCTCAATCTTACGTCAACAAACAAGCAAAAGATCCAACCAGCGACTATTACAACATCAATCAAGGTATTGACGGTAATACTTACACTACAAGCACAGGCGAACAGCGCGATATTTCGGGTTTGAGCGCGGAAGCAAAAGAGGGTTTATCGAGAACCTCTTTTGACAGTGCTTATGGGTTTGGAGATTAATCATGGCTGTTTCAGATAGCGCAGTAAAACAACGTATAGATCAGATTCTTCAAGAAAGAGGAAACACGCCTGAAGCCTATGCTCAAATCGCTAGGGAGGCTAGGGAAGCTGGCGTTTCAGCATTGCAAGTAGATCGGGCGCTAGACAACGAACTTACAGAGGCCGATATACGAAGAGCTGCTGCCGAAGCTGGCGGCGCTTTTGGTATCACTGATCTTGCTAGCCGATTACAGTCTGGAGATTTGACCAGAGAGCAAGCAGAATCATTGATGCAAGCAAACATAGCGTCACCGTTAAGTGCTGAAGCATTCAACCTGAAATATAACACTTTTACAGACCCGGTAGATCCTGTTGTTGATGACGTTGTTTCTGATGTAGGCGGAGGTTCGGTTAGCCCAGCAGCTCCAACGAGCATGTTCGACACTGCACTGGACTACATGAAGTTTGCTGCTGAAGGAACCAAAGAGCTTGCTGGCTACACTCCACAAACTGTCACTGCCGGGACAATGCCAGGCGTTGATATCTCGCAGTACATGAACCCATACACTCAGGAAGTTATTGATCGTTCATTAGCTGACATTGAGCGTCAGCGTCTCATGCAACAGCAACAGACAGCGGCACAGGCTCAAGCAGCCGGAGCATTTGGTGGATCACGCCAAGGTGTGGCACAAGCACTCACAAACGAGGCTTTTGCACGACAGGCAGCGCAAACATCTGCAAACCTACGTCAACAAGGATTCGGTCAGGCTACTGGATTGGCTCAGTCAGATCTGAACCGTCAGCTACAAGCACAGCAATTGAATCAGGCAGCAGGTCTTAGCGGAGCAGGGTTCCAGCTCGGAGCGCAATCACAACTCGGCGGCATGGGTCTGACTGGTTACAACCTAGCCCAGACAGAGCTTGATCGATTCATGGCGAATGAGGCTGCGAAGCAGGGAATGCAGACTGGCTTGTATGGTCAGCAGATCGGTCAGGCTCAATCATTCTTTGGTCAACCAGCTCAGGCACTTGGTTACGTTCCTAGTGCGATTAGCGGACTGCCATATTCGCAAAGCACGACTCAGGGTATGCAACCGGGGCTGTTTAACTACTTAACACTTGGCGCAATGATGTACCCAGGTTCAAGAGTTGGAGTTTAATTATGTTACGTCCACGCGGAATGGGGATCATGGACTACATCGCTAAGACCGGTGCAGACCTTTTGACTCCTCCACAGGCTAGTCCAGTATTCCAGAGCCAGACTCCATTACAGCAATCTATGGGCCGTCCCCAAGTGCAGTTCTCGCAGCCATCAGCGACAACAATGGCTACTACGATGCCATCAGGAATGATGACAATGGCAAGCCTTACACCACAGATTCGGCAGCAGTTTGCCCCTAGATCGACTGGTATGCCGACACCCCCGCAGGTGACTCCGCGCATTGGTGATACAGACATGGGCGGCGCTGGTGTACGCATGACTCAAGAGCAGCTCGCAGAACAGGCAGCCAAAGCCGTCAAGATCGAGCAAGAGCGTCCAGAGATCGCAGCGCAACCAGGCTTTATGAAAACCGTCACAGATTTCTTTGGTGACCGTGAAAACATGCTCAGGCTAGCCGCTGGGTTCAACGCAATGACACTGCGCCCAGACCCTGGATTGGCGAGTATCATCAATTCTGAGCTAGAAGATATACGCGCCAGAAAAGTATCTGGCAAAACCATTCCTGCGATCATTAGTTTCTTACGCTCGAAAGGGTACGAGGAATATGCCAAGGTTGTTGAGCAAAACCCAGAAATGGCAAAGACTGTCTACGAGCAAGTCATCCAGAAAGAATTGAAGCCTAGTGCTACTGCAAAAACTTCTAGTGTGCAGTATGACGCACAAGGACGAGCTTTCGTAAACGTATCAAAAGGTGAATCGCAAACCATTAAGTTCTTAAAGGATCCTCAGGGCAACCAGATCATGGGTGAAACAACTCAGGACAAACAAGATGCAGAGCTAGCTGCGGCAAAAATGCAAGCTCAGTATGCCTCGGCACAAAAATACTCCGATTCGGTTTTGAAAAAAGCAGACAACCTTGATCAGCAATTACAGCTATTTGATAGGGCAATTGAAGCTCTTGGTGAAGGCGCACAGACAGGTCCGATAGATCAATTCCTTCCAAGTGTAAGGGCTGCGTCAAGGGAGCTAGAAACTATTGCAAATGAGCTTGGTATTACTGTAATTAACTCAGCAACATTCGGCGCATTGTCTGAATCAGAGTTGCGACTAGCCTTGGATACAAACCTGCCTTTAGGATTGAATGAAGGAGAACTTAAAAAGTTCTTGAGAAGGAAAATGGCAGCCGTCACTAAATTAAAAGCAGAAATTCTTAATAAGGCTGTTGATATGCGAACAATGCCCTATGATGAGTTTTTGAAAAAGCAGCGCGATGAGGCTCAGGAAAATGTGCGATTCTTAACTCCTCCATCTGATTTCCAGCCTATTGGCGGGGTTCAGTGGGATGACATGACACTGCAAGAAAAGAAACAGTACATGGAGCTTAGTCAATGAACGAAAAGCAAAAACAGTTTCTTGAATCTTTAGCTGCAAAAAAAACACAGCAAGCCGCATCTCCACCGCCCGCCGATATTGATCAGGATGCAGGTGAGTCTTTCCTTGATGAAATGGGCAAAAACCTGATCGGTCAGCTAGAGATGGCTGGAATGGTCATTACTGGTGCGGTAGCCGATCCAATAGGTAAAATCGCTGATATCGTGTACACGCCAATTGCCGGTGTAGAAGCTGGAACAGAAATTGGCAAGGGTGTGCGAGAAAGCATGACCTACATGCCTCAAACAGAACGCGGGCAACAGTTTGCACAAGCAACTGGTGAGGCTTTACAGCCAATCGCTGAGTTCTTCACAACAGGCATGGAAGCTGGCGCAAAAGGAATCGAGCGTTTTACGGGCAGTGAAATGGCCGGTGAAATGGCAAAGGATGTTGTCAGTCTGACTCCTGATGTTCTTGCTCTCGGTGCTGTGAAAGCGTTAAAGCCAAATGTTGTATTGAAGCAGAACGGTCAGCCTACTCCTGCATTGAAGCAGCTTTTGAACAAGCAAGGTTTGACTTATGAGGCTCTGACTCCTGAAGCTCAGGCAGCTATCCCAGACACACTTCCTCCTGCATTGATCGACAAGGCGCAACAGTCTTCTGTCGGCAAGGCTGTGACAAAGAAAGAGATTGAGGCCGGTGGCCGCCAGGCTGGTCTTGCAGACAAGCAGGTCACACCCCAAGGTAAATTGAAGTCAGATCCACTTGGAGCTGAAGCAGTCCGGCAGGGTTGGGATGAAGGTTTCGTTGCTGCGATCAAATCAGCTAATCCTGCAACACAGGCAGAAATGCTCAAGCAGTTGGCCGCATATGAACGTATTAAGGCTAACAAGGCCGCTGCTGCACAGATTCGCCCATCAGACATTGCTGGTCAGGCTGTCACGCAAAGACTGAACTTTATTAAGGGCAAGGTTGCCGAGGCTAACGCCACAAAGAACAAGATTGCGCGTGAAAGATTCCCTGGTATGCAAGTGAACTTTGAATCTGTGACCAATCGCTTGATGCAAGAGCTGGATCGTCTTGGTGTAACAATGACACCAGGCGCTACTAAGCCACAGCTAGGATTCCGAGGTTCGCAGATCCAAGTCGATACAGCAGCGCAAAACATGATCAACAAGGCCGTTGATTTAATGGCAACAGGCGGAAGACCGGACGCGCTCAGGTTGCACAACCTCAAACTGCAATTAGATAACCTGATTGACTATGGCAAAACGTCACAACAACTGACTGCTGAAGGCAAGCGCACTCTCAAGGCCGTTCGTTCAGAGATCAACGATGTTCTTAGGACGGCTGACCCAGAATACGCCAAGGCAAACGACACAATCTCTCGCGGCTTAGAAACTTTTGAGAATTTACGCCAGTCGGCTGGTAGACAAGTCGATATCTTTGCGGATACAGCAGACAAGGCAGTAGGCCAGCAGTTACGGCGTTTGTTTAGCTACACACAGGCTCGCGTCAATCTTGAGGATACAGTAAAGCAGATTGATGATTTTGCAGATGAGCTGGGTGGGTCTTTCAACACAAGCGCATACGATCTATCGTTGTTTGCTAACAACCTGGACCGCAAGTTCGGTGCTGTGGCAGAGACTTCATTGCAAGGCGTGATGGAGGCTGCCAATATCGCTCAAAACGTGGCTCGCGGTGATGTACCTGGGATGGCCGCACAGGGCGTTAGGTTCGTCAAAGATAGAGTGGATTCTGCGCGTGGGATCAATGAGTTCACTGCATACAGAACACTTGAAGAGTTATTGAAGAGAGGCGCTGGTCAATGATCGAATTTGAACCTATGGACGAAGGCCAGATCGAGAGCATTGCCCGTGATGCAGTCTCTGATGCGATTGACTTCATTGAGTCAGAGGTAGCAGAAGACCGGATCAAAGCGCAACGGTATTTCGATGGCGAGGTAGATCTCGGTCATGAAGAAGGCCGGAGCCGTATCGTATCGACAAAGGTTCGGGACACCATCCGCAACATCAAGCCAAGCCTGATGCGTGTGTTCCTATCAAACGATCAGTTTGTTCAGTTTGTCCCAGCATCAACACAAGACGTTGAGGCAGCAGAGACAGCGACAAAGTTTGTTCACTCGCAGTTCTCAGAAAAGAACGGCTATCGCGTTATCAGTGACGTATTCCACGATGCACTCCTGAAGAAGGCTGGCATTGTGAAGGTGTACTGGGACGAGTACGCAAAGCAGTCAACGCATGAATACACCAACCTGACTGATCCTGAGTTCACATTGCTCGCACAGGAAGACGATGTAGACATCATCGAGCATGAAGTCGTGTACGAAGTGCAGATGGACGAGATGGGCATGGAACTACAGATTCCACTCCATAACGCCAAGATTGTACGCACCAAGACTGAAGGCACACTGCGCTGCGACTCAGTACCTCCAGAAGAGTTCTTTGTTGACCGTAACGCCAAATCAATCGACGACTTCTACGTCTGTGGTCACCGTACCGAGATGCGAGCCGGTGATCTGATTGCGATGGGTTACGATCCCGACATCGTTTCTGCACTATCTGGTATCTCAGACCATGACACGATGGCCGAGGCAGAAGACTTTGAGCGCCGTGGATACGAGCAGGAAGAGGATGAAGACATCCGCGATCCATCAATGCGGAAGGTTGCTGTCACAGAAGCCTACATGCGTATGGACGTTGAAGGCACAGGAACAGCCCAGCTCTACAAGATCACGATGGGTGGCGGTCAGTACCAGTTGCTCGACTACGAGCCTTGGGATGAGGTTCCGTTCGCAGTATTTGAATCTGACCCAGAGCCACACGCATTCTTTGGCCGGTCTATCGCAGACCTGATCATTGAGGACCAGGACGCATCGACATCAATCCTGCGTGGCATCCTCGACAACATCGCAATGACCAACAATCCTCGCCTGTCTATGATTGAGGGCCAGGTCAACATTGATGATCTTTTGAACAACGAGATCGGCGGCATTGTCCGCATGAAGGATGCAAATGCTGTTCAGCAGTTACAGGTTCCATTCGCGGCAGGACAGGTTCTCGGTGCGGCTCAATACTATGACCAATTGATCGAGAGTAAGACGGGCGTATCAAAGGCATCTGTCGGACTTGATCCAGACGCACTACAGAATCAGACAGCCACAGCAGCACGTTTGACAGCCAGTGCAGCAGCGGGTCACATCGAGGTGATTGCTCGCAACCTGGCAGAGGGCGGCATGACTCGCATGTTCAAGCTCATGCTCAAGCTGCTTGCAGAGAACTCTCCAGAAGAGCAGATGATGCGTTTATCTGGCGGTATGTTCGCACCGATTGATCCTCGCTCCTGGAATACAGACATGATGACATCGGTGAATGTCGGATTGGGTACTGGTAAAGAAGACGAAAGACTTGCTGCGTTACAGACAACATTCCAGACACAGTTGCAGTTCTACCAGACTGGCGGTCCAAACAACGGCCTAGTCTCGATGACCAACATCCGCAACACACTGGCAGATATCCTGGCGTTGACCGGGGTTCGTAACTCTGACCGTTACTACCAGCCAATGACACCTGAGATCGAGACACAACTGATCCAGATGCAACAGCAGCAAATGATGGCAGCGGCACAGGGTCAGCAGGATCAACAAGCTCAGGCGCTTGTACAGGCCGAGACAATCCGCGCACAGGCTAAGGCACAGTCTGACATGGCTAAGATCCAGTTGGATGCTCAGAAGGCACTAGCCCAGGATGATCGTGAACGCGACAAGATGGACCAAGATCTATTGATCAAGGCCGCTGAGATTATTGGTAAGTATGGAACTGCTGTGGATGTCGAGAACATCCGGGCTATGCAGAAAGAGCAACGATTTGCAGACACAACACCGCAACAGGCGATTGTGCAAAGTAGGTTCTAATGTCAAACATTAAAGATCGCGCTGGACGGCTCAGAAGGCTACAGAACGACGAAACATTTAAAGGTCTGATGGAAGAAGTCAGACAACAGCAGATTGACCTGTTTTTGGATAGTTCTGCTACAATAATCGAGATCGAGAAGGCGCGAGCTATAGTCGCTGCACTGGATTCGATTAACCGAATCATACAGTCTGGGTTAGATGCCGAGGCTGTTTATGATGCAAAAACAGCTAAGTGAGGAATCAGTACCGTGGAAACGACTGAAACACGAGCGTTGACCCCAGAGTCAGCAGTTGATCTTTTGGTACAACCAGAAGAGACATCCGAACCTGTAGAAGAGGTTATGGAAGCCGAGGAAGCGCAACCTGAACAGGACGCTACCAATGACGCGGAAGTCACCGATGAAGCAGGAGAGGATTATGCCGAAGAATCAATAGATGATTCTGAAGAAGAGGACGAGTACGAGGAGACAGAGTACGAGGCCGCTGAAGAGGAACCTGACACAAATACTTACTACGCAGTCAAAGTTGACGGCCAGGAAGTACAGGTAACCCTAGATCAGCTCAAGCAAGGTTACTCAGGTCAACAGTACGTCCAGAAGGGCATGCAACAGGCAGCAGAGGCGCGGAAACAAGCCGAGGCTACCCATCAAGCCCTGACGCAGGAGCGACAGCAACTGCAACAATTGGTAGGCCAGTTACAGAATGGTGCGATCACACCTCCTGTTGAGCCAGTCAGATCAGAGTACCGGAATGACCCAATTGGCTACATGGAAGCCAAGATGGAGTACGAGGATCAAGTACAGAAGTGGGGCGCGGTGCAGCAACAGTTGCAAGCGCAGACACAGGCTGAACAGCAAGCTAGACAGGCTCTAGCCCAGCAAGAAGCCCAGATCCTGATGGACAAGATCCCGGAGCTGCGTGACGCTAATAAAGCAACGCAGTTTAGAAACGACATCGTACAAGTAGCGACAGAGGTTTACGGGTATCCCGAAGAACTTCTCGGAAGTATCACAAGTCACCGCGACTTGATGGTTCTACGCGATGCGATGATGTACCGGAAAATGATGGCGAATGGGGACAAGGTGCAGCAGAAGGCTAAAAAGGCCAAGCAACCGATCAAACCAGGATCGAAGCGGGTCACTACCAACAGAGACGTAGAGCGTAAAAAGCTCGATAACCTGAAAAAATCTGGAAGCATGGAAGCTGCATTAGCGGCAATGCTTAAATAACCTTGTAAGGAGAGTGCAAAATGGCACAACCAACCAATACTTTTGATTCGTATGACGCGAATGGTATCCGCGAGTCTTTGGAAGACATCATCTATGACGTATCTCCAGAAGAGACTCCCTTTTATTCAGCATGTAAGAAAGTAAAGGCAACCAATACTTTACACGAGTGGCAGACAGACGCATTGCGTTCATCTGCTGAAAACTTTCACCCAGAAGGTGATGACACAACTCCTGAAGCTCGCGTTGCAACAGAGCGTCTTGGAAACTACACGCAGATCTTTAAGAACGCAGTAGTCATCCCAGACAGTGATGAAGGCCTAGACAAGGCTGGCCGCGCTAAGGAAATGGCGTATCAGACTTTGAAGATTGCCAAAGAGCAAAAGTTGGACATTGAAAAGGCTCTTTTCGATAACCAAGCTCGCTCTGCTGGTTCATCTGCAACAGGTCGTCGTTTAGCTGGCGCTCCTGCATGGATCGTGACTAACGTCGATTCACAAAGTGGAAACAGCGGTGCTGATCCTACTGGTGACGGTACTGATGCGCGTACAGATGATGGCACTCCAACTGCATTCTCACAGACTAAGTTTGACGCAGTCATGCAGTCTATCTGGGAGCAAGGTGGAAACCCTGACGTTGTATACCTGTCAGCGTTCCAAATGAACAAGGCACTTGGCTTCACTGGTATGAACAACCAGCGTTCAACTATCGGTGCTTCTGTTGGTGGAACAAACGCAATTGTGAACGCAGTTGACGTATACGTGACTCCGTGGGGGACAGTCGAGTTCTATCCTACTCGTGAAAACCGTTCACGCGATGTGTTCATCATGCAAAACGAGTTCTGGTCTGTTGGCGTATTGCGTCCAACTAAGAACGTAGAACTTGCTAAGACTGGTGACTCTACCAAGCGTCAGGTTGTTACTGAGTTGACACTTTGCTCTCTCAACGAGAAAGCATCTGGCATCATTGCTGACAACACTGTTTCTTAAGGAGATAAACAATGGCTTCTAACTACGAACGTACTCACGGTGTAACAACCGTAACTAGCGCAACTTTGACAGTTGAAGTAAATGCACACGTTGGTCAACCAATCGTATTAACTCGCGCGGCAGGTGTTACTGCAACACTTCCAGCAGCTACTGGCTCTGGTAACAAGTACGAGTTCATCGGTGGAATCGACGCAACTGGTGACCAGATCATCACTGTGACTGGCGATGACACAATGGCAGGTGTTGCTTACCTCGGTAACGACTCTGCTGGAGCGTCTTGCTTCTACACAGCGGCTGATTCAGACACAATCACTCTGAACGGAACCACTAAGGGTGGCCTGAAGGGATGGCGTGTTGAGTGCCGTGACATTGCTGCGGACACTTGGGCCGTAATCGTCATGTCAGAGGCATCTGGCACAGAGGCTACGCCGTTCTCGGCAGCCTAATGAGTCGGGGGCGAAAGCCCCCGTCTTCTATTTGAGCAAAAGGGAAACACATGGCTAAGTATCTAGTCACGATCAGCACCCTATGGATCGCTGGTCAGAAGTACAGACGCGGGGATATCGTTCAAATCGAAAACCCAAGTCAGTTCGGTGCAAAACTCCAACTTGTTCCAGATCAACCAGAACAACCAAAACGTAAATACACCAGAAAGAAAAAGGTGGAAGCCGAATGAAGATCGGTGAGCAAATTTTATACGATCACTCTGACAACAAAGTTGTCATAAAAAAGACGCATGATGTTAATCCAGAGATGCATCGCGCTCAGATGTTAAAGGATGCTGGATGTGGACAGTCGGGTGAGCATCGCCTGGTTGGGTCAATACCGTTGAATTTAATTGCTGATTGGTGCAAGGAAGCTGGTGTAAAATGGGATGACGTACAAGCCCGCCAGGAAGTTGTGAAGCGCAAAATTCTGTCCGGTGAGTTTGATAAGTTTAGAGTTTGGAAAGGCACTTACTAATGGACGAAATGCTGCTTTGGAATCTGTTGCTAACAGGCTTCATTGGACTGATCACATGGTTTGCACAGTCAATGCACTCAGAGCAGCGCCGCCTTTCTATCTTGCTCAATAGAACCCGCGAGGAAATGGCGAAAGAGTATGTCACCAAGCAAGAGGTTCATAAAGACATGAACCGAATCCTTGATCGGATTGAAGTCCTAGACGCTAAATTAGACAGGTTCCTGGAGAACAGGGCAGTCTCATGATTTTTGAGGCCATAGCTGCGGTCAAAGTTGCAAATGACGCAATTGCAGCAATCAAGGAGATGGCCGGAAATGTTCAGTCTGTTGGAGATTTTGGCAAGCACATAACCCGCCTGACCGAAGCAGAAGATGTAATACAAAAGAAAGCAGACGATGGATGCTTAGAATCTTTCATGGAACTTGAGAAAATCAAGAACCATAAAGAAAGTATTAAGACCATGATGATTTACTCTGGCAGGTCTGGACTCTACGAAGATTTTTTAAGGCATCAAAGAATCCATAAAGAGCGCAAGGAAAATGAACGCAACCGCATTGCAGCCAAAAAAGCCCGTAAAAAAAGACTCATTAAGGAATGGTGTCTCGGTCTTGGCGTTGGGGCTTTGCTTCTTTCTGGCATTGGGGTTATTTTTCTCATACTTTATTGGGTGATGAAGCATGGCAATTAAGTATCGTGGCGAGACGTTTAGCGGCTACAACAAGCCAAAGCGAACGCCAGGTAAGTCAAAGAAATTCGCTGTCTTAGCTAAAGAAGGCGAGACAGTAAAACTTGTTCGTTTTGGTGACCCAGACATGAGCATCAAAAAGAACCAACCGGCTAGAAAGAAGTCATACTGCGCTCGATCTAGTGGAATCAAGGGGGCCGATAGTAAGCTGTCAGCAAACTACTGGTCACGCAAAAAGTGGAACTGTTAGGAGATTAACATGGCAATGTATGGTAAAGGTAAAGGCAAAATGGCTGCTGGTAAGAATATGGCAAAGAAGGGTAGAACATGCCCAGGCTGCCCATCACCACGCGCATGCACAGCCGCTGGCAAGTGCAAGAAGACTGGCAAGCGACTCGCGTAATGCCATTGATACGGGGGTACTCTCAGAAGTCGATTTCTGAGAATATCCGCAAACTCAAGGCTGAGGGCAAGCCAAACAAGCAAGCCCAGGCGATTGCTTTGGATATAGCAAAGAGGGCGAAACGTGGCCGCAAAACCAAAAAAGCCTAAGTCTTCCAAGAAGAGTCCAGAGCCAAAGAACAAGGCTCTGTATTCTCGCGTCAAATCAGAGGCAAAAAAGAAGTTTGACACCTACCCTAGTGCGTATGCAAATGCGTGGCTTGTGCGGGAGTACAAGAAGCGTGGAGGCACATACGCATGAGTCTCACTAAATGGTTCAACCAGGAATGGGTGCGGATTGGCACTGACGGCAAGATTCTCGGATCGTGTGGTAAGAAAGAAGCGCAGAGCAACCCTGCTAGGTGTTTGCCAAGGGCCAAGGCTGAGTCATTGAGTAAGGCTGAACGTGCAGCAACTGCTCGCAAGAAAAAGCGAGCCGGAGCAAAAGGGAAGACTGTCGTTGCGAACACGCGGAAGGCTAAGGTCAGGAAGTAGTGGGATGCCTAGGATCTGCACCTACAAGTATACACATCACATGTATACATCGGATTGCGGAAACACGACTATCTATCGCCCAATAGCGCGTTGCGACAAATGTGGCAGGAAGCCGCAAGAAAACAAAAACGCAGAACAACAGGAAGACGAGAGCAACCAGGCTGATATGCCTAGGGAGTAAAAATGTGGATACTGTTTGTGATTTTTTTAGAGGCTGACCGGTATATGGTTGCACCTCAAGGCGTTTATCCGTCAATGGCGGACTGTTTTGAAGCGCGTGAGTTTGTAATGCAAACTGCACCACAACCTAAGATTAATTATGATGCGATCTGCATACAGACAGATCATGAAATAGGAGGCGTATGATGCTCGGTGTGATCGGCAAAATACTTGGATCAGGTGATGTCATCAAGAAAGGCATGGACCTCATTGACGATATGCACACCTCAGATGAAGAGGCTATTGCCGCTAAGTCTAAAGCGAAAATAGACCTCATGAATGCGTACGCTCCCTTCAAAATCGCCCAACGCTACTTGGCGTTAATGTTTGGGTTCACATTTTTGTTAACTTATGCTCTGGTTTTGACGATGACGATTTTGGGCCAAGGCGATCCAGACGCAGTAACAAAGGTCATGGATCAGTTCAGCATTAATTATGCCATGCTGATTATCTTAGGTTTCTACTTTGGTGGAGGAGCCGTTGAAGGATTTATGGAGAAACGTAAGAAATGACTTGGGAATCACCTTATTTCAGTAAGGAAGAGATGCGATGTCAACATACTGGATTGGACGGGATGGACGCAGACTTTATGGGCAAGCTCACAGAGTTACGTGCAGCCTATGCGAAACCTATGCGCGTGACATCGGCATACAGACACCCGACACATCCAATCGAGGCAAAAAAACCTCAAGGAAAAGCAGGATCACATTCGACAGGCCGCGCTGTCGATATTGCGGTGGAGCGTGGTGATGCGTGGAAGTTATTGCATTTAGCGATGGCAATGGGATTCACAGGGATTGGGATAAATCAAAAGGGCGGTGGCCGCTTTATACATTTAGACAACATAAGACCTGGGGAGTTTGATCGGTTTTTAAGACCGACAGTCTGGAGTTATTGACAATTGAGGGGGAACCATGTCAATCGATCCACGCCTATTAGAATTTTGCGATTCTGATACTCAACGAGAAATCATCCAGACCGTTATTGATGTCGGGGGCCAGAGAGAGGCCGCAAGACGACTCGATAAAGCATACGGCACTATCGCTAACACAATTGCGACGATTAAGAGAAACGCTGAGAGGCGCGGATATTCCCCAGAGCATGATTTAACTCATGTATTACCAGAATCACTTACCCTGAAGGGAACAAGCACCCTGTATCATCATCAGAAAGGTCAGATGATGCAATGGGTGAAAACCCAGGCAGATAAAGAAGTACAAGCAAGACAAGTATTAGAGGGCATCAGAGATGCGTTGGAGCAATACAGAGGAACTAGCGAGCCGGTACACCATATTGGCTTCAGCACTGAGGACTGCCTCACGGCATACGTTATGGGCGATGCTCACTTTGGAATGCTGGCTCATAAAGATGAAACTAAAATTGATGATTTTGATTCGGAGATCGCGTACCGGGTTATGCAAGGTGCTGTCGATTACTTGGTGCATGCTGCGCCGCCTACGAAAAACGCTATGTTCGTTAATGTCGGGGACGCGCTACACGTTGATAACAGATCTAACAAAACGCCAGGACACGGGCATCCGTTAGACGCAGACTCTCGGTTTTACCGGATCACTAAAGTGTTCGTAATGGCGATGATTCACGCGATTAGGCGCATGCTTGAGAAGCACGAGTCCGTCACTGTGTTTAATGCAGCAGGTAACCACGATCCAGACTCCACTCAGTGGATTCAACTTGCACTGTCGCTTTACTTTGAGAGCGAGCCAAGGGTTGATATTGTCCAAGATCCTGGACACTACCAGCACTATACGTTCGGAAGGGTACTACTAGGTGTTACGCATGGCGATGGAGCGAAAATGGAAGAACTGCCTAACATTATGGCTCATTTGTGGCCTCAAGATTGGGGGCAGACAGTACACCGTCATTGGCTTACGGGTCACATCCATCACAAGACGGTCAAAGAGTTCAACGGGTGCAAAGTGGAAAGTTTCAATACTCTAGCCCCATCAGATGCCTGGCATGCCAAGTCGGGATACTTTGCAGCGCGTGAGATGCACTCAATGACGTTTCATGCTGAACACGGCCTTGTGGCAAGAAACATATGTCCTGTTGGTTTAGCACACAGTTAGTGTTGTATTTGTAAACACATTATGTTTTACTGTCCCTGTTGTTAATCAATGGGGGTTTTAATATGACACTAGCAGCAGAAATCTGGACAACATTGTCCAAAATCAACGTCAACGAAAACATCGAGAAGAAAGGCAATCTGTCTTATCTATCCTGGACCTGGGCGTGGTCCAAACTCATGGAACACTTTCCTGACTCCTACTATCACTTTGAAGACTACAAGCTGGAAGACGGTACAGTCGAGGTCACTTGCATCCTGTCTATCCATAAAGGCGATCAATCGGTCAGCCGTCACATGTGGCTGCCTGTTATGGATCATCGCAATAAAGCGATAATCAATCCTGATTCTCGCCAAGTCTCAGATGCAAAGATGCGTTGCCTTGTGAAGACAATGGCAATGTTTGGCCTTGGTCATTACATCTACGCTGGAGAGGATATTCCGTCTGCCGAAAAGGATCGCCAAAAGCGTGATGAAGACATGGCAGTGATTACGGATGATCAAGCCAAAGAGCTAAATGAATTGGCTCACGAGTGCATGCAAGACATGGATCGGTTCTGTGGTCATTATCAAATCGCCTGTCTTGAGCTATTGCCCGCAAGCAAATATGAGCAAGCATACAATCTTCTCAAGCAGAAGGTTGATCAAATGCATGCTCAAGAATCCGCAAACGCTGAATCCAGCAAAGGGGACGAATAACATGATGAGTACACCGATGATGATTATTAAGTTGAACTCTACGTTTCAGCTAAACGATGCGTCTGAGATCTTTGACGTTGCACTGAATGATCTGCGTAATTCTTCACCAGAGGTCTACGCCAGGTTGCAACTCGCTGTCCATGACGCGCAAAGGGAACTAACCAAAGTGTCCATTGAGCGTTCTGCAAAGGACGCAAAAGAGCATTTTGTGGAGCTAATCAATGCGGCTAATTGATGTCGAGCAAGGCACTGAGGCGTGGCTACAGGCCCGTCTTGGTTGTCCTAGTGGGTCTCAGTTTGGAAGGCTAGTGACATCCACTGGCAAGCCTTCTACGCAGTCTGAGGCGTACATGAATGAACTGATAGCCGAAAGGCTCACGGGGAAGCAGACGTATGTCAAAGTCACAGAACACATGGAGCGCGGAACGCTCCTGGAACCGAAGGCGCGAAGCTATTATGAGATGGCAACTGATAATCGCGTGGAAGAAGTGGGTTTTTGCAAGCACGACACTTATGAATGCGGTGTGTCACCTGATGGACTTATTGGTGCATCAGGCGGGCTTGAAATTAAGTCACCTGCTGCGCATACGCAGGTAAAGTATCTCAGGGACGGCACGTTACCCTCGCAATACGTTGCACAGGTGCAGGGCTGTCTCTGGATCACGGGTAGAGAATGGTGGGACTTTGTTGCCTACCATGAAGAGCTACCTGCAATGATCGTTCATGTTGAACGTGATGAAGACTTCATACAGAAGCTAGAGGCGGCTGTCTTTAGTGCGTGTGAAATAATCGAAACTGAAATACAAAAATTGAAGGAAATTTAAATGGAACAAAAACAATACGACAACACCAATCGCGGTGCTTTATTCGATAATTCTGGCAAAAAGCGTGAAGGCAAAAAAGATCCAGACTTCTCCGGTCCAATCAATGTTGGCGGCGTGGATTATCAGCTATCTGCATGGATCAATGAGAATTGGCAACCTGGTCAACCAAAATTCTCAACAAGTGTTCGCCCAGCTACACCAAAAAATTCTATTCCATTCTAGGAGGCAACATGTTCTGCGAAACAACTACAGAGGAACTCAAGCGAGTTTCTATCGGTAAGGAAGCGTTTGAGAAGCTATCACCACGAGAAATCAAGGAGCATAACGCTAAACTTGATGAAGTGATCGAGAGAGCGACTCTGCGAGAGCCTGAGAAGTTCAAGAAGAACGCATTTCTTTGGCAGTTTAAGTAAAAATGCCCCTCCGAAGAGGGGCTAAAAAAGGAGATGAGGGAATCTCCAATTTGGGGGTTCCCTTATTCTAGCAGAGGACTTGTGATGATGGGTACAAATGTTGGCAAGTGCATACGAGTCGCTCAAGAAAAACGCGACATAAGCACTGCTGCAATGGCAAAAGACTTTGGTGTGGCAAGGCAACAAGCCTACCGATGGCGCAACAGCGAGGACATGAGAGTCCACAAAGTTGAGGAATTTGCTAACTATTTCGGCATGCAGAGGAACGAGTTCCTAGACCTGGGTGACTGAGTAGCTTAAAAGCTACAATGTAATGCGTCTGCATTACTGGAGTTGTATTCCAGATATGCGTTGTAGTTTAAAAGCTACAAAATAGAGGAGATAAAGGATGAGGGTGAAAGAAGAGGCTGTGATGAGAGAAGTCATAGAGTATGCACTGGATGACATAATCATAAATGCTTTAGGGGAGTGTCCACCAATCTCATTTAAGCGAAGAGAACGAGCCGTTGACTTCACTATTGAGCAGATCAAAAAGATGTTTGAGTTTGAGGGCGCAGAAGACGCATAGGAATACTATGCAAAATGAGGGGAATAACAATGCAAGATAAAATCACGCACATCGTAACTTCAGAGCAAATGGCTGATCAGTGTCTCCGAGACATTCTGAGCATGGTCAAAGAGTTTGGTTGGTGCAACATCGAGATCAAAGC